TCCTATTTTTTGCCCAAGCCCTGCCGCATCGACTTCCTCCATTGAGGTGCCAAGGCTTTGAATCTCGGGGATCACTTCGCTTAAAATCCCCGCCGCAAAGGCAGTGAGCTTCCCCTTAACCGCATCAATTGTTTCCCCCGTTGCATCAAATATCGCGGCATTCTCATCCATCACATCGGCGAGCGATCCAACCTTTTCGCGGGAATCTTCAAGCGTAGGAGAAAATTCTGAAAGCAACGGCAGCAGCTTTCCGCCCAGCTTCTCACCGAAGACATCGCTTGCTGTTGCGGCTCGTTGCGTCGGGTCTTCGATGGCGGAAATCTTGGAGGCAAAAATCTCCATCTGTTGCGTTGGCGTTTTGCCTGCCAACTGTTCCATGGATATGCCCAGCTTGTTCATCGTTGCAGTCTGTTTCTCGCCACCATTGGCGGCATCCTGCATGAAGTTCTGAAGTTTGTTGATCACCTGCCCAACCTGATCTCCAGCCAACCCGCTGTTTTTGAAGGCGGTTTCCAAAACGAGCAAATTCCCAGCAGTCTCGCCCGTGCGCTGGCTCAGTTCGTTTAGCCGCCCGCCAAGATCGAGCGCATCGCCGAATGCATCAACAACTGCGCGGGCGGCAGAAAAAACGCCGTTGATAATTGCCTCAAATCCCTTGGCGGCGAGATTGCCAACCGTGAAAGCGGCGGCGATTTTGGCGAACCCGGCATCGAAAAGCCCGGCGCTGTCGTCCGTTTTCTGTCCTGCCCCCTGAACCTTGTTTCCCATGTCGGCGGCTTCATTGCCAAGTGCGTCCAGCTTTGGCTCTGCGGCGCTTGCCGCATTTCCTGCTTCGCCCATGCTTGTCGCCATCGCCTGCAACTGATCTTGCACTTTCTCGGCCTGGCTGATCTTCCGCATCGTCTGCTGAAGTTCATCAAACGAGAGCGTGCCGCTTTTTACTTCTTCTTCTAAAGAAGTAAGCTGCGCCTGCACAGTCTTAAGCGTCTGCTCAAGTCCTGTATCCTTCGCTCCAAATTCTACGCTAACATCGGCCATATAGAGATGCTTTCGTCAATCCGCCACTTCTTCGACTTTTTTGCGTTTCTTTAGAATCTGCGCCATTTGGGTTTTCATTTTTGAAATCACCACCGAAACCGCATTTATCTGCTCGCTGGCGGGGCAGATGCGATCGATCCATGGCGTGGAATTAGTGAGCGTGACGGTGGGATTCGTGATGTTGCCGGTATTGTCCTGCGCCGATCCGCTGGCCTTATCCATATTGGCCTTCACGAATGCCGGAAAATCGTAACTGCTGCGCTTATTCGCCACCGTGGAAGGCAAGCCTTCAGCCGCCACGGCCCATCCTGCTTTTGAAAGGCCAACTCGCTTGGCCGTTTCTTCGGCATAGGCAGAGATATCGTTCTGCGCAATATATAGCTTGTCGCCTTTCTTGCGCGTGCGGCCCGTGCGTGGATCACGGTTGGCTTGGTGCGGGCCTTTGGGATCGGTGATAAATTCCATGTCGCCGTATTTGTTTAGGAATCCGATATTGCGGAAAACGAGTTCCAACACATCGAAGCGGCGGGCATTCCAGAGTTGTTTGAGTCGAGTGGCAATGCGGCCATCGCTCACCTTGTCGATCATTTCCTCAACTCTGCCGGAATCCTTAATCACCTTGCCAATGTCATTTTTCACCCTCTGCTGCCCCGCATCGGCCTTCGTGCCGAATGGTTGCGTGCGCCGAGCAAGTTCCTTCGCTAAAAGCCGCCCATTGATCAACACGGCCTTCGGCAATTCGACTTCACGAATCTTGGCGTATTCTTTAAGAATTTCCTCCAGCTTGTGGGCTTCAAATTTGAACTTTGGCAAAGGCTTCCTCCAATTGGGCGAGAGCGTCAACATCGGCGGCCTTATTGTTGCGCGTCCATGCGCGCCTACGGCCATGCGCTGCATCATCGCAGAAGATGATTTGAAGGCCAGCCGAGAACGGAAGCTCTTCGGTGATCTCGCGCCAGCCCCAGCCGGTGACTTTGGCAATGCGGTAAACATATCCAGCCAGCCAGCCGGGGCTGTTTAGTTTCCCGACGCGGAACCCTTCGCGCCCAGCACTTCACTCGCGCTCGATGAGTAGCGCTGGAAGGCCGCATTCATCCCGCTGGCGATCTCGCCAGTTTGGAGGTGGTGGGAGATATTCTCATCGATCCACTCGTCCACGGCTTCGGCAAACGATTCTTTATCGTTTACCACGGCGCGGATTTCTGGTTTCGGTGCCGAGTGGAGGAAGGCGAAAGCACAGGTTTTCCAGATCAAATCTTTTGAGTCAGAAAACACTTCATTGCGCTGCATCCAGGATACGGATAGGGCCGTGATTGGGCGCAACTCGATTCCGCTGATTTTCATCGGCCCATCCGTCATCCCCTCTTCGCGAAGGATTTCGTCATCTTTCGCGAGTTCAATATTTGCGGGTTTCTTTTTCATAAATGTTTTGCCAGTTCCTTCTTGTCTGCGTCGGTAGCATCTTCACGCACGGCGATGCGCTTCCCATTGCGCTCAATGACGATGTGGCGGGGCGTGCCGCGAATGATATCCACTAGCGCGTCCCTGTTGGCGGCGTAGGCTCGCAAGTAATTAACGAGATGTTCAGGATCGCGCTTCTCCAAGTCTTCCCCACCCTTCGTCATCCAGAGCAAAATGTCTTCAGCGTGATCGCCTTTGTCATTGGTGCTATTAAACCAGAACACCGTGGATTCCTTCTTGTCGGAACGAATCGTGCGCGTGACGGGGTTCGGGTATTTAAGCCCAAAGCCAAGCGTGGCAAGGGCAGTGGCGGCTTTGAGGTTTGCCGTCCAAACGAATTCTTCTTGTGTGTTTATTGTCTCGCTAATCATAATCTATAAAGGGCGGCAGACTTTTCAGACGGTCTGCCAGCGTCTCGTCGCCAGGAAATTAGAGGCTTGGATACTGCGTGGCTTCGATTGTGAGCGTCTTGAACGCATCGCTGCCTTGCTCGGAGGAAACAGAATCAACAACGATCTTGCCGCCGGTAACGCCGAACTCGGTGGTGGTGTTTGCGAGCGTCAGAAGCCCTGCGACGGCGGCGGTTGCAACGCCAGTCGAGCCATTGATCGCTCCAGCGATCGAAATCGTGGCTGTGCGGCCATAATAAGAAACAGCAACAATGTCGCCATCCTCGTCCATTAACTCACTTTTGGAGCTTTGAACGCTGCGGGAAAAAGAAGAAAGAATAATGCCAGTCTCGGCAGTTGCTCCGAAGATGACACTCGAAGCGGCGGAAGAAGTGATAACAGTAGCGGCCATATTTGGCCGAAATTGTCAACTCACAAGCGCGGCGTGAACTTTGAGCGTGACTGAGCGCAAGAAATGCCGCTCGGTGGTTTGGAGAGAAACTCCGCCATCGCGAATGATGCCGTAAACATAGCAGAACTGCGGGCGAATCGAATTGAGCTTGCCAACGATCCCTGTCACATCGTAGGCGACACATAACACTTCAGCCCACAAACTTTCTAATGCCTGCGGATCGGAGTCATCAGCCTGCACCGCAAGCGCGATGTCCACCGAAAATTGGAAGATCGCTGAGTTGATGATTGACTCTTGCTGGCGGTTGGCCTTGACGAAACAGGCGGGAAGCTGGATCGCGTCGAAGTTCTCTGCGGCGGTGACGGTGAGCGCGGTTCCGAGTTCGGCCTGGAGCGCTTGAATGAATGCGTCGGTGAGTGCCTTTTCAAGCGTGAGCGTCGTAGTCGCTGGCGGCTTCGTTGGCTCTAGCGGGGTTTGTGGCGCGGGAAAGAAAAGACTCATTTATTTACATCCTCCAACTGGAAATCCACGGAGACGCCATCCTGCGCGAGTTCGGCAGACATCACACGGAACGGCGCACCGGCTACCAGCACTCGATCACCGAGTGAGATGACCTGAGTAATCGAGTTGTATGGCGCCGTTAGAACCATTGCCACTGAGCCGAAAAAGCCGCCGTCTTGGAGTTGATTGTCGCGGCGGAATGTCGAGCGGTTGGCCGAGAACGCCTGCCCGTTGAATGAGCAGGCGACTGGAAGCTCTGCGCTAACGGCGGCGAAATCAGAGGCAAGAATATCGAGCAGACTCACAACAAGGCGCGCGCGTCAAATCAACCCACACTCTTTACAAAGACGCTCGTATTCGCTGCCTTTGGTTGGCTTTTCTTTGCTGGTGTTGTGGGTGGCGTTGCTCCAATGGATCACATCGGCCTTGATCGCGTGCGTGTAGGGCGAAACATCTACCCCGCCGCAGTCGAAATAATTTGGGAGCGTGGAGTATTCAATGCCGTGGCGCTGCAGCCCTTGATGGATCGCGAGCATCGCTTCGTGCCAATCGCGCCCTGCCATCCCATCAGCGAGCATCCCGCGCAACCTCGCGGCAACATCGACTGCGAATGCGCTGCCTTCAGAGACTCGCATCACCACAGGCGAGATCGTGGACAGCCAAGGCGAGAAGGTGTAGTCGGCAAGATCAAGTTTGCAGTTCACCGCGCAATCCATTTGCACCCAAGTTCCGCCGTGGCGATAGAGTGTTTCGAGTGCGAAATAATCGCTCCAATGCGCGAAGCTACCGATCCCGCCATTCGGGATATATGCGTGCGGGTTGCCTGCGAAGCCGATGGGCTTCAGAATATCCTTCGGCAGCGGCTTAACTTCGACGCCCTTCGGCACGCCTTCAACTTTGCCCTGCGTCCACAGCGTCACATCGTGGCCGTGGCTTGTGAGAAGGGCGAGAGTGAGTTTTTCCATCAGCCCGAGCTTGGGGCCGATCCATACAGAGTGAGTTGCGCTCATTGCCTTGCGAGAATTGTCAAGCCGTTGTTGTTGTCATAGTGTTCAAATACCTGCCAATGTTCGTTGTCGCGCATGAATTCTTGAATCGCAAGATTGATGCCGGGGCCGAAGTCTTCGCCACTCACACCGAAGGCGACGGTATCGTGAAAAACAATGTATTTTCTCGCTTGATTGCCATGCTTCTCCAGTTCGCCTTTGACTTGCGCGTAGGTGTGGAGCGTATCGACGAAGAGCATATCCGTTTCCTCGATCGTTGGCGCATCAAGTGTCGAACCGTGCGCAAATGTCCAGTCGATTTCAATGTGTGGACGGATGCTGGCAAAGAGATTGTAAGGATCGCCGAGATCGTAGCTGCGCAGAGTTGCGCGACTTTTGTTGGACAGGCCGTGCATGAATGCGAAGGTGCTCATGCCAGATCGCACGCCAAACTCTGTCACATGATTGCACTCACGGGCAAGTTGCGCGAGTCGCAGCAGGTGCGCGTGGATATCGCTCTCGACGCTGCGGCAGCGGTTGAATGTTTGCAGGAGCGGCCACATCTTCGTGAGCTTGGCAGCGCCATAGGCATAGGCGGTTTTACTGTTCTGATGGCGAACAATATCATCTTCTGGCCTGCCGCCATTGCTTGGGTGGTCGTGGAACCATTTCAGCCCTTTGATCTGAAGTATCGAACATTCCAACTGCGTGCGAATTGTAAAATCATTATCGCAATACACTCCGTAATAGTCGGGATGGAAGATGTAACCACGGCGCGAGTAGAGTTCCCTCGAGAGAACAGGGTGGCACATCAGGCCGTCATCGCGAACGGTGTCTGGAACATAGCAGGCCCAAGGCAAGTTTCCTGCTGGCAGTTTCTGAATCTGATCATCCCACCCGATCGGCGGAGTGAGATCATCAGCAATGACAATCAGGATTTCACCAGTCGAAAGCGCGGCAGCGGTGTTCCAGTTGGCGACGCTGGATGATGCCCACTCTGGTGGCGGGACGCTCACAGCGAAAGGGAAGTCGCAAAATGCGGCCAGGCTTGCGTTGTCATCGGCCTGGATGCCGAAAATATGCTCAATGTTTTCTGGGTTGTTGGCTTTGTTGAACCAGTCGCTTCTGGTTGCGAGTGCGCGTTCGGGCGTGCCACGAGTGGCGTGGAGTAGTGTTATTTTTTTCATGTGGTTAATTCTTCAAAGATTGCTTGCGCCCGCTCGCGCTCCACGGGATCAGACATCCGGCGATGCGTGTCATCCACCGAAATGCTCGACTCGAAAGCAGGATGATGGTGAGCGAAAACAATATCCCGCGCATCCACAATCGCCCCGGCCTTCGCCGCACGAACGGTGAACTCGGCATCGCTGAATTGGTTTTTGAATCTGGGATTGAATAATGAGTGTCGATCATAATGTTTGCGAGTCACGATTGCCATCGGCAGCAACTCGTCGGTGCGGTGGCCGTCCGAAATTCGCAGGCATTTTTCTGACTCAATATCGAGCCGATCGATGATCATTTGATCCCATCCCGGAGGGCATTCCCAATCATCGCTCATCTGCACAAGAATGTCGCCCGTGGAATGAAACGCCGCCAGATTCCACGCGCCCACGGCTCCGCCATCTCGATCCTGCGCCACGCCGCCGAAGCGTTGCAACTGTGCGGCGGCGGGATCATCGGCATCCACGGCAAAGATGTATTCGATCGCAGCGGGATTCTTGGCGCGAGAAAGCCACAGGCTCATCGTCTGCACGGCTTGCAGCGGCCTTCCCCTTGTCGCGTGAAGGATGCTGATTCTTGGGCCTTGTGAGCTATTTAACAAGTCAGCCTCTAGCGCAAAAGCTTCTTTCGCTTTGCCTGCCATGCGAAGCGCCCAAGCGCGAAGGCGCGCAGCCTTCCAGCCGTAGTATTCGGCGCGATGCGTCCATTGTGGGAATGATGGCACAGGAACCTTTTCCATGCGATCGAGCGCGGCGAGAGCTTCGTCGGCCTTGCCTTGATCGATCAGAATCGATGCCTGCAACGCGATCGCTTCGCGGCGGTTGGGATCGAGCTTCTCGGCAGCAGCGGCGAATCGCAGGGCCGTATCGCCATCCGTCATGTTCGACATATTCACCATCGTCTCGTAGCGGTGAACAGCATCGACGCTCTTGAGCGCGAGCGTTTCCGCGCCGTAGCGAATCGCCTGCTCGCGCTGGCCTTGGATCATCTTTTCGTAATGCAGGTAAAACTTAATGTTCGGAGTGAACTGATCGTTGAACTCTAGGATGCGAGTGTTGCGCTCGTTGCTTGGGCGGCGCCCAAGTGGCGGCTTGTGGTGAGCGGTTTCGAGATCGCGGCGGCTCCAGATTTTGATTGTTTTTGTTGGGTGCATGTTCTCGTGAACCGGCCTCCACCACCATCCGGTTTTATAGCGAAAGAATCGTTCCCGTGGCGCTCTCTTATGCTGCTCTGGGATTACATAGTCGGTAAGAATCCAATCGCAATCTTCTGGGCATTCTGCGAGCGCCTTCAAGTGCGGCTCGACTTGGGACTCTGGCAAGATGTCATCAATGTCAGCCCACATTACCCAGCCGTCTTCGCCTGCGAGATTGTAGGCGGCTCTCATCGCTTGGTTGCGGGCGTTGGCGAAGTTGTCGAGATGCGGCCAATCTTCGCACAGTGGCGAGTTGCAATATTCAGCGGTGACGCACCCAAGCTCCTTGGCGATGTCGAGCGTGCGATCTGGTGTTAGCGATCCGATTGCGCGAACTACGACGATCTCGTCGCAGATTTTCTTGTAGCTCTCAACGCATCGAGTGATGCGCTCTTCTTCGTTGCCGGTAATGAATGCGGCAACCAGTTTCTTTTTTTGGTTCATGTCTAAAAGGGCTGGCGTGTCAATAACAGAAAACCCGCCCCCTTGCGAGGGCGGGTTTCTGCAAACACAAAAACCAAGCTGTCCAAACTTACAGGCCGGTCGTAATACGGATGATGCTCGAGCCGTCAATCACTTTCTCGCTCGCATGCTGGCGGACGCGCAGCACATTGGAGCGGCGGGCCTCGTCGCGGTAGGTTTCCGCAACGAAAGGCACGGGGCTGTCAGCGCCCCAGAGGATGGTGCGGCCAAATCCACCAGCGGCGAACTCGCCACCGGAAGTATAAGCCAAGGCCAGATAGGTGTCATTCCACACGAACGATCCGGAGTAGGATTGACCTTTCTTCGCGGAGTTCTTGGGAGCGCGGCCAACGAGAACTTTATCGACGCCGACGGCCTGGGCAACTTCCTGCTCGGAGAGCAATCGGGTGCTGTTAGTGGCGACAACGCCGAACATTTGATTCTGAACCTTGGTGGAGCGGCGAACGCGCTCGAACAAAGTCGCAGACATGACGAGAGTGTTCGGCAGCACACCATATTTGGCGAGTTCCAATTTGCCAGCGGCCACATCGGCAGGGAGATCGAATGTGGTGATGTTCGCCTCGGTGTAAGCGGCAGTCGAGCCAGTGCCAGAGATGGCGGTAAGGCCATTGGCGGCGTAGGTGAGCGCGGCAACGCGGGCCTCATGGCCAATTTGAATTTGATTCAAGAGCATATCAGCCACAGCAACCTCGACATCGAGGAAGCGAGCCAAGTCGCGCTGTGTGGCGTCAGGAAGAATCTCCTCCAAGCCGTATTCGGTGGCGGCAAAAGTGTCAGAGACAAATTTGCGGGACACGCGGGGATAGGCGCTGCCAGCGGCGATCTTGGTGGCATCGTCATTGAGAGCTTCGGATTGCCCCAAGTTGATCTTGAGGTATTCGCCGCTCTTCACATCGGCCACATAGATCGGCATGACTTCCGCGCCGATGAAAAGGTTCTGGCGATTGCTGCGGCCTTCGTAAACGGCCTGGGCAATGTCGCCTCGGATGGTGGTGGTTGTTAGTGCCATAATGGTGGTTCCTTAAAGATTAGAGCTTGCAGGCGTATTCGATCACATCGCCGGTTGCGCCAGAATTGATCGCGGTGCCGAGAGTGATGCCGCTGGTGAGAAGGGTTCCAACAACCACGCCGCCAGTCGTTGCGAAAACATTGAGTCCCGCAGTCACGGGGCCGGGAGAGACCAAGCCGAACTGAGTTGGGCTGAAAAGTTTCACGCTGCCGATGCCGGAAGCAGAAACATCTTCTTGAACCACGCCGACGACTTCGCTGGCGGTTACCAATGCGGCGGCTGCGTTATCGCCGGAGACTCGCACCAGCGTGTTTGCGGAGATCGCAGTTGCGAACGAGAAGCTCCGATATGTGTTGTCGATTTGTGTAGCCATGAGATTTTAGAGATTAGTGAGTTGGTTGGAATCGCGAAGAGCGATGTATTCGGCGGGATGATTGGTCATCGCGAATTTGATCGCGGCGGTTTTGCTACCGAGTTCGGAAGTTTTGCTTTCGATGAGTGCCTTGAGATCAAGCTTGGCGGCGGGCTTCTCTTCGGCGGTGGCGCTGCCCTTCATGGGAGCGGCTCCGAAGTTAGAGATAATCGTGTCGAGTTTGGCGGAGAGCTTGGACATTTCAGTCTCTTCGTCCTTTTTCTCTTCAGCCATCTTCTCTTCGGGCATCTCTTCCATCTTGTTTTTGTAATCGCCGAAAGCGGCTTCAAGAGCGGAGAGTCGGGAAAGGATGTCGGAGATATCAATCTCGTCTTTGACGATCTCTTCAGCTTGGGTTTTTTCGTCTTCCATATTGGTGAGATTTTTGTCAACTGACTTTGCCTCGAAACTGAAAAGGCCGGTAGGGTTGGCGGCGGGAGTTTGAACGAGGTCGGCAGAATAAAGTTCTTCGCAGCTTGCGAAGCGTTTGCCGTCGATCTCACGCACAGGGCCAGAGAAAGCGATTGAGATGCCGAAGGTGTCGGGGAGCTTCTCGGCGATTTCGAGAACATATTCCCTGCGCTCGGCGTTCTGGAGCAGGTTTAGATCGGCGACGAGCTTTTCCCCTATGATGCGAAAATTATCGACAAACCCAACAATGTCCCTGATCCCTGCACCGTGATCGAGATTCACCTTTACGCCGCCTGCGTAGGTTTCCGCGCAAGCTTTAACTTCGCGCAGGGTTTGAGCGTCCACGAAAAGCCCGTGACCCTTGGCCTCGCCCACGCTAATGACGGAAACGCCTTCGATGATGTCGCTCATGCGAAGGCGCGAGTGTCAAAAGAAAAGGGCCGATGGAGTCCAGGTCGCTCGGTTGCTTGATGCGCTTCCTCGATAAAGCGCGG